GGGGGAGCACTGCGCCACACCCAAAAGAGGGAGAAAGGAATCTTGCGATATGCAAGAGAGAGTCAAACACCACCCACAGAGTAGGTGGGTTTGCTCAATCCCGTCACCTTTTTGGATAAGACGGTCCCCCACTGAAGCCGATATTACTGGCTGTACCCGGACATTATTGAAGCCGGGACCCAACGGCGGTTTATGGCAACCCCGCCGTGTAGTGCAGATCGCTCTAAATGAAGAGGATCTCGTTCGGAATCGAGATTTGGTAAACCTCGAAGCCTCATGAGACTCTTCTGAAGAGCGGCGTATCCGCCCAGTACATCAGTGCGATATACTGGTCGCTGGACCCAACAGAGTATTTCACTCCGTTGAAACCTTCTATTCCACCTTTTTGGTGGATCGAAGTACCAGCTGCGAATACGACCAAGCGCGGGAGAATTTTCACGGATACCAGGCAACTTGCCCAATACAGATTCCACCTTTCGAAAAAGGTGTTCTGAAGTAGTTACGTAACCTTTCAATTTGAAATGGTTCGCAGCTGCAATCCATGAAAGAATCTCCTTAACTTGCCGCCTGTTCTTAGGCCGATCACGATTGATGTAAATTGGGGTAACCCTTTCTCCATCATAAGCATCGGTTCCACAAGATTCACGGAATTTACCGTGATAAAAAGTCTTGTGGCTATTCACCACACAATTGTACTTTCGTAGGTGATCAAGAACAGTAGCCGCGGCGTATACAGGGACGATTAAATCATCACCGTATACGAAGACGTCACGTGCAACAAAATCTGCATTCGCGTGACTTACAGGAAGGTTGTGATGATCCAAAAGAGCCATTACACATATTGTGTAAAAGTACATGGACTCGATTGGAAAACACAGAGCGCTACCCATTGAAGCGAACTTACGTAGACTTACAATTCGTTTGTCTGGTAAGATCGCTCTCGTCGACCGACATGCTTCTATCGCGTCCTTCAAAGAAGGATTTGATCGAAACATGCTCAAGGCGAAGCCAACAGGAACTCTGTCGCTTGCATCGGACAGATCGATCGTTGCAAATCGACCATCGGAAGACGAAGCTAATGCTAACCGCGCGTTAATACTTTGATCACTGAAACCTATGTGACCACGAGTACGACGGCTCGACTGAAGTAGCCCCATAAGGGCTGCGGCAATCGATTGTTGCGAATACTGCATGCAACAAGGTTCAATAGCAATAACTCTGGGTCCTTTAAGTGTCTTCGGAACAAGAGTTACCTTAACAGGTAACTCAGCGTCCGAATGTACGATAGATAAGCACTTGAGCTCCCAACAATTGGAATCCAACTCAGCCGAAGAGGCCGAGTAGGCATTATCGATGAAGGGGAAATAAGGCTCAAGTCTATCGTACCAAAACTTCCAAACATATTTCCGATTTCCAGAAATACGTTCGGCGGTTTGGCCGGGACCGTGT